TCTACCATTGCTAATAAATCAATAACAGATACTGCTAATGCAGGGTATTTTACTTTTAATTCTTTAATGCGGCTCATAACTAGTTGTTTAAGTATAATCTATTATAGTTGTACAATGCTACAGCATTATCTTCAATTAATAATCCATAATTATCTAACACATATTCATATGCTTGATCAAGTGGGTCATTTATAGCTTCACCTAATAATTGAGCAAAGTAATGATTTGATTGGTCTACTTGATCTTGTTCTGTACCTGGTAGTCCACAATATGTTGCTTCACTTACTTCACTAATGAACATACCACTATAGAATCCTTTTAACTTATGTCTATTTACAAATTGATCAGCATTACACCAAATATAAACGTTGTTGTCTTTTTGATTTAATACCTCTACCATTGTAGAATCAATTGCATAAGCATAATTGAATCGTTGTGGATAAATTACATTAGGAGCATCTCGAAACATACCAACACTAAATAATCCGTGTGGTGAACCATGTCCAAGCATTATTACTCTATCATGTTCAACTATCATTTGCTTTAACTCTTCTTTAGAAACACCTCCAGTAACCACAGTGGCTTGGAATATGTTATCATAGATTGGAGTTAAGAAATCGGTACTCGGATCGTCGGGGTGTATAACTAATGTTTTCATAACCTTTTTATTTGTGTAACATAAAGATAGGCAACTTACGTTGCCCATCCACTTTTAATGCATTATTCCAATTATGTTTCGCCTCCACCACCCTGCAAATTGTGATTTGGGTTTTTTAGCAACTATTTTCTCTCCAATTACTAGTGATACAACTAGTATTACATTGATTATTCCTGCTGCTGCTAATATTTTAAATAATATCATTGTTTCAGTTTAGTAATTATCATCATAATCATCATCATCAATAAACATATCATCAATAGAATCTTCATAATAAACAAATTCTCCAACTTCATCTAATTCTTCATAATACGATTCTAACGTATAGATGAACTCATCTAAATCAAAATTCTCAGGCTGACCATTGTTGTTCTGAGACGCGTTAGCGGCAATAATTAATTCTTTTAAAATGTCTTTAATTTCCATTTTTAATTTTATTTTAATTGTTATAAACCCAACACAATTCAGTTTCAGTTACATTATCTTTTCCAAATACTTCATCTACAGCCTGTCTAACACCCATACACCAATCATAATCATGACCTGCGATCACCCCACCTTTCTTTATTTTGGGGAACCAGGCTTCAATATCCCTCTTAACGCTTTCATAATCATGAGAAGCATCTATAAATACAAAGTCTAATGATTTATTTTTATATTTTTCAGCAGCTTCCCAAGATATAGCTCGAACTGGGTTAATAATATGTTTTACCGGTTCAATATTGGTTTGAAATATTTCCCAAATACCTTCATAATCCTCTACTGGTATTAAGGGGTCAATTACCTCCCAATTATCAACACAGTCAAATTTAATTTTCTTACCTGAATTAATAATTTCAACAGCCATAAATGAGGCACTCATTCCCTTCCAAACTCCAACTTCAACAAAATGGGATTTATTTGGAAATTTCTCAACCATTGATTTATATAACTCAGGATAGGTAAACCATTCTTCACCTAAATCCTTATAGAAATGTTCCATTAATTTTGTTTTTTCTTGCTATAAATATATTGGTAGAATTCTAATAACGTACCATCGAAATTAAGCATTTCTTCTTCTAATTCTTCCTTTCTCATTCTAAATTCAATCCAGAAGTCTCTATACATTGCCTCTAATATTTGAGTTTCATCTCGTTCGAAGTCAGTAGATAATCTACGTCTACGTTCACCATGTAACCCTCTCAGCTCATGTACTATAGCTAAATCCTTTTCATTACCAATAGCGTCTTCTTCTAACTTACGTTCCCACATTATCCACCAATGATAATCACTTATTTCGTAATCACCATTTTTGATTTTATTCTCAAGTGGTTGGTACTTGTGAAGTGGGCTTTTACCACTTTTAAAACGACGCCACCAATAATAAGGATTATACTTAGTGGGTGTGTATGTTGCTATGCGTTGACTTAATTCCATATTGTAAATATACAAACGTTATTTTGACTATTCAAAGTCTCTAATTGCAATTACCTTTGGGAAACGAGGTATTCCATCTTCAGTTAATTCAAAGTATTTAACTGTTGCTTGTTTACCTATTAAATCGTTTCGCTTTAACAATTCAGCTAAGTATTCCCAATCACCATTAACAGCAGATTCAAACGGCTTACCATTAATTTCAAATTGTAATTTACCTACTTTACCTGTTAAGTTACCTTTACCTTCGATTACACCTTTAATTTCAAATTCAGCATCAACAAACGACTTATGCTTTAATAATCCTTTAGAACGTTTATTTTCATATAGTGAATCTGTTCTTAATATTTGTCCCTCATAACCTGCACTTACATAATCATAATAATAAGCGTGTAAGTCATTTAAGTTATCAATTTGGTCTGTTTGTACTTTAACACAACATTCTGGTAGATTAAAATCTAATAATTCATGGAATCGCTCTATAAATGTCTCTCCCACACTAGGAATATCATAAACCCAATACTGTATTTTCTTAGATGTTTCTAAGTCAGCCGCTGTTGGTTTTGTCTTACGAACGCAAGATATAATTGTATTAAAATCAGCTACTGATTTATCAGCATATAATTCACCGTCCAATATTAAGTCAGGATTCTGTTCGAACCATGGTTTTAATGCTTCATAAATGTGAGGTGCTGAAATGATTTGTTTACCATTTCGAGACCACATTCCGTCTTCCCTAATGATACATCTAATACCATCTAATTTTGGTTGTGAATAAACCGGGAATATAATTTTATCCTTGTAATCATTGTAATCATGAGCCAACATTGGTTTAAAATAAACTGGAGTGTCTATTTGATTAATGTCTTCCCAGTAACCTAAATCTTTACGTTTAGTATACATTGCATATACCTCAGCATGTGCTTGTTGTTCGTCTGTAGTAGCATTTTTCTTACCTACATTTTTAGCCTTACAACATGTCCAATCAGATGTTACTTTTTGACCATCTAAGAACCCACTTATTGTTCTGAAGCAATTATCTTCAGTTTCAGCTTGCCATGTTGATACTTTCCCCGTAACGGAGCGCTTATATAGCATTGGATAAATCATAACCTTTAATTTTATAACGTGAATATACGACTATAACCCTGCCTTCCAAAATTGCCACCAACGTTTCTTAGGTGTAGGTAAGCATTTACTAAATGGATTATCTCCAAATGATACTGCTTTCATATACTTAGAGGCCATCATGTTTAGGAATACTTCATGATATTCATCAGGTATAGTATCAAAGTCAGCTTGTATTTTAACATCTAAAGGTATTCCACCCTTACCATTAATTACTAATGTTAATGTCTCATGACACGTTACTAACTTGGAGGTGCTCATTATCATATTTTTCCCACCACCTAAGTAAATTTCCCCTTTACTTTCACTCATAAATTATTTATTTTAATAAATGTAAGTTGGGGGCCCTGCGCCCCCAAACTTACTAAATTAAAGATATGATTCAGCTAATTCGAACAATTGTTCGTTTAATTGAATATCTTTCTGGAAGTTCTTTACTGAGCGAGCCTTACGACCACCTGATGTATATGAACCGCCTAATATTTTCTCTTGAACACGGTTAAATACAACCCATAAATCATTACCTTGATCTTCACTACGTGTAGCTGTAAGTACATCCATAATGTTAACACGCTTCTTAGTTCTCAATTGAGATGCTTTAGTAGCGAAATCATTCATTTCAACCTCAGTTAATGTTTTGGCTTTGAATGTATTAATCTTGTTTACCAACCCTGGTAACTTAGAGATAATTTCATTAATCTTAACCTGTAATGATTCGAAGGTATAGTTAATGTGTCTGATAGATACATTACTAAAATCAGCATCACTGATTACTAATCCATTACTACATACTAATCTGAAGATACCAACTCTAAAATTGAAAGCGGCTTTACCGTCATGAGAGTTAGTTAATAAGATTTGAGGGAACGAATCATCTCCGTTTTCACCCTTAATCATGATTTCAGGGTTGCGAAACACAACTAAGTGTTTTTGGAAGCCCTTGTACTTACGAGATTTAACCTCTTGTACTTTAGTTACTTCCCAACCTAAATTCATTAAATCCTCTACTACACGTGATGTAGGAGTTTGTACATACTTATCTGATAAGTGAGATGCTTTTTCAGTTGTAAATACTGACGGTGCAATTGCCTTGATGTTTTCTAAACTGTAATTCATAACCTTTATATTTTAATTATTTAATTTAACACTGTAAATATACGTTGACAGCCTTGCCCGGCCACCTCTAGTTTAATACTCCTAAACGAGCATAAGCAATCGCTTCACTATACGCTTCCATTTCCTCTAACGTTTCGGGTTCATACATTTCGTCAATTCGATATACGATTTCTTCTTTATCCATACCCCTCAATGTTAATGATCGAGTCCAGTTTTCAATTTCCAAACATTTGACTTGTAATTCTGCTATCATATTATTTTAATTTAATAATGGCTTCGTTTATTTCAGCTGTTTTACCGTAAAATATTACCTTTTCATTATCGGTTAGGGACTTATTACGTTTAACTTTTTTGGCTATATGAATAATAACCCAATTAGATACATGACCTGTATCGATATATTTCTTAGTAACACTATCAGTGACTAATCTTAAAATGTTTATCATAACCTTTAATTTGCGTAAATATAAGTGAGGGGCCCTGCCCCTCAAATTACATTTTATTATTTGCTTCTCGCTCTCTTTTAATTTTATCTAAACGAATCCATTCGAATTGTTCAGCTAATGAGGCGCCTCGTCTGTTTAAATCATCCCAGCTTTCCTGGCTCAACGGCACTTGCTTCTTTTTCTTGTTTAATACTCTGTCTAATTTTTTACTTACTTTGTCTTGAGCTTCATCGCGAGTTTGAAATGCCATATTTTTATTTATTTGACATAAATGTACGATCTTTACTTTGCCTTAAACTTAAATCCAGTTAGTTTTTCAACATCAGCTAGTTGTACTTTATTATTATCAATACCATCTGCTTTAGTAGTGTTATTATCAAACACGAAAGCCATATATTCTTTTGTTTTAACAATATAAATTACCTTCCAACATTGAGTCGGTACTGACGTTGTACCTATTTTCTTCTCAACACCAACGGACCCACACCATACTTTAACTGAGTCTTGTTCTAATGCTGTGTTGCGAGCTAATGTTTCTAATGCTTTCCAATCACCACGATTAAGTGAAGGGTATTGAGCAGTCATGTTACTAAAATAAAATGATTCCTCATTTGCTACTTGATCACAAACAGCATCCGCTGCAGGCATGTTATGACCACGATCAAACCCAGCACCTGTATAATCTGATTGTAAGTCAGTTTCATTAGGTAATAATGGGTCTGGAATGAATTTATCACCACGTTTAACTTTATCAGTACAAGTTAATCCGGCTTTAGTAATCCACCATTCAACCATTACTGGGTAATGTTTTGACTTGCTGTAATGTGTTGTATACGCTTTATGAGTTAATGTAACTACATCTTGTGCTTTACCACCTAAAGCAAAGAATGCTAGGATAGTAATTAATAATAAAACTTTTTTCATAATTGTTATTTAATATAAATATTTAACTGCCTAAAATAACTGTAGATAACCATATACCTAATAAACTACCAGCAACACCACCTAAAGCATAACCTAACCATTGGTGTAGTGTATCATCACTATTGGCTATTCGTTTAATAACGAAATATGTCAATGTTGCAATTGCAAAGTCAGATAACGAAGCCCAAAAGTAATGAGCCTGAGCTACTGCTCTAAAGTTAATACATAATAAACTATAACTAGTTATTTGTATAGCAAACATGATTAAGAACTCTTTAATCTTTAGTTTCATAAGATTGTTTTATTGCTTCATAATATGATTCCCTCAAACGCCTAACAGCGGCCTCAGCACTTGCTACACCTGCCTTAAAAGCAGTTTCCCCAGATATATTTTTTTGAAGGTTGATTTTATCAAATATCTCTTCAAATAAATCAAATCCAAAATAATTGTCAGGTAGTGTTTTATATTTACTCATTAATGAATCGTTTTGATAAGTTGATAATATATTCTTCTTCTTCTTTAGTTAATCGCCATCCATTATTATACAATACATTACAAGCATTATTAAAATCATCTTTACTTTCAGTTAACGCTTTTCGTTCTGTATGAGCGGATGCTTTAACTTCTCCTTCATCTGTAATAACACATGATTTAGAAATGTAACCTTCATCTTGCATACGATTGAAGAATTCTTTTCTATCATATCTACTCATCCCCCAAATAATGTCAATTATATCTACCTCAACACTAATACTTCTCATAGTTTATTAATTAAAATTGAAAAATTTTTGTTTTTGATTTAAGGGTCTTTGTACCACTATTCGTTCCTTTGGTTTACGTCCTCTAGGCTTAGAGATACGATCTTCATCTTGACCCCAATTTGTTTCTCTTACTTGCTTATAAAAGCGTTCACGAACGCGTTTCATGTATTCATCTTCCATCTTCAATCAATTGTGGGTTGTTTTCAATTATGTTTGCAATTGAATGTACGATCTCTTCAGGGCCAAATGAAGTTTTCCAATCATTATCTTCAGCTACCTTATTTACCCATTCCATATAGAGTTTAAACAATTCTTCTTTATTAATTATCATAATCTGATATTTTTAATCCACAATACAAATCTAACATTCTCATTTCACGATCAGCTAAATACTTATTGTAACGATGTTTTTTCATTATGAATTTAGTACCCCAATCTCTCCACTCCTTATTTTGAGCTTGAGTCATTGTATGTTGTTGAAACCAATTATCAGTTCTACCTTCAACGTCTTCAAATTTAAGATCGTGACCTGCTATTTCAAACATCTTATCGATTAGTTCTTTTAATACTAACTTATTTTTATCTACTCGTTTCATTTTAGATATTTTGGTTTGAGTATTCGTTCATAATAATCAACTGTACCTTCATCACTACTAGTCCATGTTTCTGGGGCTTTCTTTCTACATTGTCTTATTCGTTTACGTTTAGACTTAGTTTTATCTGTTCTATACTCATAGTATAACCATGGTTCCCAATAATGACTACCATATGGACTATAAAATGTTAATGCAATTTGATATCCGAAAAATACAAATGATAATACTGGGTTCCATTCATGTCTAAAATCGTCATATTTTGTTTTCCATCCTAAACTACAGTAGCTAAATCCAACTTTAAGTGGTACTGCAAAGTTATAGTTTTTCTTTTCATTAAATAATTCTTCAAATGATTTTATTTTACGAGCATGCTCAGGATTTAATTCATTCCATTTCTTTTGTGCCGCTATTTCGGATATAACTGCTTCCGTTATCATTCTATTATTTCCTTTAACCCACTTTCTAGGATAGAAATAGGGAACACCTACCTGTGTTTTGCCAGCATAAAAACCAACTTTAAATGGTTTAAATGGACTCCATAGTGCTTTAATCCATCTAAAACGTTCTAATGTATATTTTAAACTCATAACCTTAATTTAAGTATTCAACTAATAATTCTTTAACCCCTACAACATATTGTAATGCTCTCAATTTACATTCATCATTAAATGGTTTACCGTGTTTAATGTTCATTGACCATTGAGGTTGACCTCCATTCGCTAATCCAGTGAAGAATCCATCCTCACTGAATATGACGAATTCGGGTAATTTATTTTGTTTGGGTTTTCTCATTTTCTAATTTACCTAAAGATACGTCCCCATCGTTGACAATCAAATAGAATTTAGGCATTGTATCAATGAAATAGTAGCGACCACCTGTAGATTTACCTTCAATATCAATTTCCTTCATATGAGTATGACCTACTACCTGTCTAACTTCAGTACGTAATGTATCGTAATTAGCAACCATTAATGATCGAGGACGAACCCATAATGGGCCTTGAAACGTTTCATCCCCATAACCACCAGTTCCATATACTTTATCTCCAATTTGTTTATATTGACGATATTCTATATTTCGTGGTTGAAATTTAAACATGTCATTGATTTGATCTGCTAGTGTTTCCACTTTCCATTCACCTAATACATCATCAGCCCAAATACTACTTACACCAGCATGAGCAACTAAGAAGTCATCAAACTGATAAGCCATTTGTAAATGTTCTCTGTTAGTATCAATAACATGTTGAATACTAGGAGCCATTCTAGCTTGATATCCTGAGCATCCATTCTCCCCAATTTCAGGGAAATAATGATAGTCGTGATTACCAATTAGCATTACTACTTCTTTATCAGTTGTAGTTTTAAACTCAATAATGTCTTGGAAGTTTGAGATTTGATCCAACCCAGAAATTGTAAATGAGTCAAAATAGTCACCTACAAAGATGATTCTGTCTGCGTCTTGCTCTTGTTGAATTACTTGTTTCCATGAATTATGACCATGGACGTCTCCGATTAATATTGTTTTCATAACTTAAATTTACGTAACTATTTTGCCTTTACCAAAATTTATACCAAGGCTTTGATTCTTTTACTTCAGGTTGTGTTTTTGGTTTTACTGATATTTTTAAAGGGCGATTAAATAATAAATTAGCATTGCGTTCAATAATTAATTTATCTCCTGCATTTAATTTACTTACATCAATATTAATTTGAGTATACGCTTCAATACCATATGCTGTAAATGTAGTATTCACAACACAATATTCTTTCCCCTTGATGTTAACTGTACGTATCATAGATATAAATATCTATAATTTAAGAAAGTATTAATTTACTCTGTCTCGTGGTTCATATAATTTACAAACTCAACAGCGGCATCAGGATTAACTTCTTGTAAATGATCTAAAGTTAATTCATAACGACCTAACTCCGATTTATTAATGAAGTCCTCATCGCGTAAACTATCCACTGTTAATTGTAACATTTTTATCTCAGCACTTGATTTATTAATTCTTTCATTTTGAAAGTAAATAACACCTAATAATGCTGCTGCTGTACCTAAACTTAAAATCGGATTAATGTATTTTTTCATAATATTTGATGTTTGTCGTTTTCGTTTTCAGGATCATTTTTCCAATTTAGAAAATCTTCACCTTTATAATCGGGGTGGTTTTCTTTCATGTAATCAATTCCACGTACCCAAGATGTAGCTACTATAGCTGCTAATATAATACTACCCCCAATTCCAATTAGTAATTCCATTGTTTATTAATTTTTGAGCCTACCAGCTCCTTTATATGATTTTTTATAACGAGGTTCATTTAAGCTACTTACTTTAACACCTTCAATTCTATTTGAAGCATGAATAAAATATGTATTACCTATATAAGCCCCACAATGCCACCCACTAGGTGATTGTTTACTTCTAAAAAATACTAAATCACCAACTTGTAAGCTATCTTTTTTAATTCGCTCAGTTTGGTCCCATTGGTCTGATGCTACGTTTCCTAATTGTTTAAGATAAACATCACGATATAAACGCTTTGTAAATTGTGAACAATCAATCCCACGCTCAGTACTACCTCCCAACTTATATGGTTTTCTCATCCAATGAGTCATAAAGTTATTTAGAGTTGAATCTGATGTTATTACATCATTAAATCCATTTTCTGCTGGTTTTTGACTTAATGCAGCGATGCTCATTAATGTTAAAACTCCTGTAATTAATATATTTTTTAATCCCACCATCTTTCAATATTTTCTTCTAGTATTTTAAATAATAATTTTTTAGCTCGTATGTGATTTATAAATCCTATATTAATAGCCATTCCTAATTTAGTATCTTTGTGGAATGGAGGTTTGTTCATATTATCAACAGCAATGTAAATGCGTGGATATTTTATAAAATAATTATCAAATTTCTCAGATATTTCTTTTTCATCCCAATTATAACTGCCTGGATATTCCTCACTTGGTGTAAATATAGATTCTGATTTATAATATTTGCTCCACTCATGATCATAATACCCATTTTGAACCTTATCCATTAATCTAACACATAACATCATTATCTCAGCATCACGTTTAGCTGATAAGTGACGATCATGATGTCCAATATATCCTGCTTGATTCTTTAATTTGAATTTAAGTATTTCAAATATATAACTATGATCCCAATCTTGATCTTTCCAGATAATAGGTAACCAACGATATAAATTATAAAATCGTTTAAAGAATCGTTTTATTTTGTACATAACATAAATGTAAAGCAGAAATTTGGCCCAACCAAATATATGGTGGGCCAATTATTCTTACTTTTTAGCTGCAGTATCAGCTGCTATAGCTGCTGCTGTTGAATCTGCGCAAATTGTTGCTGAATCTGTTGTTACTGCTGTTGAATCAGTTTTAACTTCTGTTGAAGCGCTACCGCCACAAGCTGCTAATGTAGCCATTGCTACGATTGCAAATACTTTTTTCATCTTTGTTTGTTTTTTTATTAATTAATTATTGTAAATATACAATCTGGTTTTGACCGAACCAACCTTATAGTTGAAGTCTTGATCCTATTAGAAAGAAACTTAGTATTGGTGAACCCGGTACTGTTGATACACTAGCCTTATAATCAATGTTAAATCCAAATCTTTTACTCAATTTAAAACTATATCCTGTGCCCACCAAACCCATTACATTATAGTTCCAGGAGCTTCCCGATTTGCTGTTGTAAGCGTAGGGCGAAGCCATCAGAAAGACCCCCGGAGATAAAGTTGATTTTCTACTTATTTGATAGGGTTTAGTCCAAAATGCTGTTGTTGAAGACATCATTGAATATGAATACCCATTACTTTCTTTTAACTTAATATTAATAACTGATAAGTTATAACCATAAGTACCCAATTTTGGATGTGGTTTAACCCAAGTATAACCACCAAAAGTCATATTAACACCAGCTACATTAGCAACGGTGTAAGAATACGCTTTAATGGCGGATAAAGCGCCGTTTTTGAATACCATTTCGCTTTTATTAGCTGATATTGCTATCGATTTTAAATCGGCCCATATCATGCTACTTACACCCCAACTCGATTCACCTGTAACTGACGCTTGAGACATACTTAGTGATATTACAGGAGTAAAACCACCAGTGGCGTTTTGTCCTACAGTTAAATCAGATCCTAACATTATAGGATTCATTTTAACTTGTTTTTTCTCTTCCTTCTTCTCCTCTTTCTTTTCTTCCTTTTTTTCCTCTTTCTTTTCCTCTTTTTTCTCATCAGATTTCTTTTCCTCTTTAGATTCTGATTTAGTTTCCTCTTTTTTTTCCTCACTCTTACTTTCAGACTTAGATTCAGATTTAGATTCTGTTTTGCTCTCTGTTTTTGATTCGCTGTTTGAACTGCTGCTTCCGCTTTTGCTCTCCCCACTTGAGCCTGATGATGAGGAAGATCCAGAAGAGGAAGATGAAGATGAAGAAGACGATGATGATGAACCCGATGATGATTGCGATACAGATCCACCCGAAGATGTGGAAGCACCATTCGATGCTGCTCCACTTGCTGCTCCTGAGGCTGCGCCTGAAGCGGCGCCTGAAGCGGCTCCAGAAGCTGCCCCACTTGCTGCCCCACTTGCTGCATTTGATGCTGCTGAGGATGCTGCTGATGAAGCTGCTGAACTTGCTGCTGATGAAGCGGCTTGTGCTGCTGCTTGTGATACTGTATTTTGGACGGTTTGAGTTACTACTGGTGTTGCTACTGGACATGTTAATGTATTATAGTAAGCATAAGTTGCCTGAAGCCATGCTTGTAATTCTCCATTTGCTACTTGAAATGGAGTAAATGTTTTAATTTGTCCATAAAATGATACCACAGCATTTCCATTTACCATGGTTGTGGTAGCAATTTTAACTTGACCTGAACATTTATCAATGAATGTTTGAGTATAGACCTGTCCATTCGCTTTTGTAGCGAATAGAATCATAACCATTATTAATGAATTTATTATCCATTTTTTCATTATTAATGTCTATGTCTAAATCCAAATGAATTACGTTGGTATCCTCTAATAACAGGAACTCTATATGTTGGAATTATGATTGGAACTCTATTATAAAATAAAGGAGTAGTTGTAATTATATGAATATCAGGTTGAACTGAGTATCCATCAGTTTGTTGATAATATTTAGTTTTTACTTTAATTTGTTTACCTGTACTATCAATAGATGTTGTTTCTACAATTCTAACAGGTGTACAAGCATTAAATAATAATACTAAGACAAATAACGCTACTAACTTTTTCAATATTGATAAATTTGATTTTACTAAATTTAACTTCTTTACTCCGGATCTCCTACTTCTCATAGGACGTTTTTTCTTTGCTGCTGTTCCCATTTTAATTAATTTTTAAATACACCCTTTTTAATCATACGAGGTAATATACGAGCACAAGCAATATCTAATGCTTTTTTAGTTGCAATACTAACTGTTGATTGATTAAATTTAACAGGGTCTATTGTTGCGTCAGATAATAATGTTAATTCTCTTGTTGTTTTAGCTTCACCTAAACCTGATGCTGCTATAATTTCTCCTGTTTCAGCATCTGTAAAACGTACTTGTAAACCTAAACGAGTTACCATTGTATTTTTAACTCCATCTTTTAAATTTACTTCTTCATCTTCACTTACACTCCAATCATATACTTCAATTTCAACAAAATAGTGTGCCAAACGGATTTTACCACGTCCATCAAGTTTATCTTGAGAAATACCTGCTTGAGACGCCTGAAATTGTTTAACCATTCTGTTTTTAATTTCAGTTTTATCTTCTGTAAATGTAAATCGGTTAAGATTTTCAAGATATTCCAACGTGATGTTAGCCACACCCAAACCCACTTTCTTTTCCTTGAGTTCAGGATATTGCTCATAAACTTCATCACCAATACCGCATTTGAGAATCTGAATTGGTATTGTTGGTCCTTCATAATTTAAATATTGACTAATGTCTGTTTTGGTTTCGAAGGATGCTTTGAACTGCTCGGTTTTTGTTGAGCCTATAGTTTGACCATTGCACTTGTAAAAGAACAAAGTGCACATTGATAATAATATTAATAATGCTTTCATAAACGAATCTAAAAAAATGGGGAACCTGAGTTCCCCTGGTTTTAAAATTAAGCTTTGGAATCATCTTTTTTCTTGTGTGAAAACTTATCAATTGTATCACCACCCATTCCTGCTAATACTACAATCATACAAGCGTGAACTAAATCAGCTGATGGAGCTACGTCTTGATGAGAGAATGAATTAGCAAATGTGGTGCCGAATAAAATCAATGATCCTATAAATGCTATTACTGGTTTTACCGAGATTGATCCTCTTTCATCTTTAAAAAGGTCAATTACCCATTCTTTAAATGTCATACTTTTAATTTTTAATGGTTAGTGGGATTCGTCCCAAGATTCTTTTAATAATCCACACTTTTGACACTCTAAATGTCCATCATGGTCGGAATCACCCCACTCATGTTGACAGTATCTATGTGCTTTTATTTCATGTTCTAATTTTAATTTTTCCATTTCTTGCTCATGCTCTTGCTCATCAACTTCTAACATTTGTCTATGTTCTTGTTCGTCTTTAGCTAAGTCAAAATTTTGTTTGTTTTCAACTACTGCTAATTCTCTTGCTGCTTGAGCACCTTGAACAAATGCATCTGGAATCAATGGAGTGAATGGTTTATTGCTTTCTTTAATGTCATTAACACTACCTAAACTAACACCATCTTCCTCATCCATCTTCTGAACTAACATCTTATCTTTATCAGTATCAGAGAACCAGTAATCAATAATTTTACCATAACTACCAATAAAGGCACCTAATAATAACATTAATAATTCCTTCCACGCTGCCGCCATTGGTGTTTGTAAACTAATAGCAGTAAATATACCACCAATAATTAATATAAACCCACCTAATACCATTGCCGTAATATACCATCTACGGCTCATCATTTTATTTAATAGGTCTCTAAAACCTGTAGGAGTTTGTTCTTGCATACTTTATTTATTTATATAATTACCACTGAGCAGGTTTTTCTTTAAATTCATCACCATCTTTCTTAGGCTTAGCTGGTTGTGCTTGAGCTGGTTTAACTGGTTCTACTGTTTTTTCTTTAATAATTACAGTTTTACCACCTGCAGCTTGAGACTGATTTTGAGTGTTTTGAATGTTAATTACAGGGGCTGCTGTTTGTACTGGAGTTTCATCTTTTTCACCACCAGTTAATTTTGTAGTAACCCAAGTACCTATACCTAATGTAATAGTACTAGCTAAACCAATTAAAATATTTTTAAATGATTTGCCTGTTGATTCTTCTTTTTCTTCTGCCATTTTATTTGTTATTTAAAGTTTATAGTTTGTTAAAATCTGTTATTCCTAATTGTTTACCATTTGCATCAAATAATCCTATTCGATATGCAGATGATGGTAATGCTGTTGTATATACTTTTAAAACATTATCACCAGCAATTACATTCACTGTTTCTTTAGATACCACTCTATTTGAAATATCAAATATCTTAATAGTAACTGGTTGAGCTACATCAATTTTAACATTCATTGCTACTTCACTAGTAACAAATGACGATTGTAATTTAATACCAACAGTATTAGTTATTTTTAAATCAGCGCTAACTTCAGGAGCGACTGGAGCAGGTACATCTACTTTAGTACATACTACAAATAGTATTGCAACCGCTGCTATTAAGCATATTTTTTTTATTATGTTCATTTTAATTAATTTTAATGGTTGTTTTAGCTATTTGAGTTCTAGACCCATCTTCTAATACTAAGTATAAATATTTAACTGGTAGTGAACTAGTGTATATTTTTAACTTATTTTGTCCTGCTTTACCATTGATTCGTTCTCTTGTTATTACTTGATTTTGAGCAACGTCGATTAATGTTAGAGTATAAATTCCATCTGTTTTTAAATCAAAATAAATCTCATCACCATTCGACACAGTTGACTCAGTAACACTAAATATGTTTTGAACAGGAGGTGGCGTAGGTGTAACTTCTACTTTAGTACAAGAAGTTAATACTAACAATATTATTAATAATTTTTTCATTAATTTACTTTAACTTTTAATTGTGTGCCTGTTTTATTAACAGCATCTGTAGCACCAATTGATATTAAACCTAATACATTATCAAGTTTGGTTGTTGATGTAAATATTATTTTATATTCAGTAGTATTGTTTAATACAGTACTACCATCACTAATCAATGATCCTAAGTTTATATAGTTACCTTTATTAGTACCATAATTCATTGGACTACCTTTAGTTTTAAATTCAACACCTTCAAATTTTAATACTGTATTATCATAATTCAATTGAAATTGAGTTCCTACTACTTGTTGTTGTAGTGGATCTAAAGTGATGTAAGCATATATTTTATTTCCCACTTCAGTAATAATTGAAGCGTTAATTTCATTACTAACACTCATTGATTTTACTGACATTGTAGTGTAGTTATTTGATGTTGGGGTAGTTGAATGAGATAAATTAACATCCCCTTTCCATGCTATAGCTAAACTTAATGTATCAGTAGATTTACCTGTATTAATATCAAATGTATAAGAACTACCTAATGGATTTGTAAATGTATTCCAATTAGATTTACCAATCATATCATAAGTGGATTGGGGTATTACTCTTAATGTTTTATTTAAATTAAATGTATCTACTAGTGTTTTAGTTCCTGTTAGATTCTGTAATAATAAGAAACAATCTTGTTCATCAAACACGTTATCATCATTCACATCAGCATTACTATATTGAATACCATAAGTAAATGAGTTACCACTTTGATTACCAAATAATCCTTGATTAGAATATTCTTGGAACGCTGTATAAACATCAGATACTGTAACAATACTATTATATAATGTAGTTAAATTGTTTGTTGTTGATATTGATACTGATTGTGGTTTGTATATTTGGTTTGCTGTAAACCCTATATTACAAGTGAATGCATAATTACTATATCCAGCATTTCGTATATTTGAATTATATATAGAACTACCATCTGTAACTTTTGATAATGTAGATGGAATACTATATCGTGCCCAATAGATATCACTATTCAAAAATGTTACAGGTCCGCTATACACATCTAAAATTGAAACACTATTAATTGTTGAGGGTACTATATTTCCAAATTGTCTTAAATCAATGTAAAGTGTAGTATTATCATTAAATATATTTACATAACTCCATTCAACTTGTCCTGTAGTAATATTAGCTTTATACCCATTATTTATTTTTACACTATCTAAATTATTTGTAATATCAATAGAACCTACTGAGCTTAATGCTGAGGTACCTATTGAGAATTTGGTTGCATCTAAATTTGTATTGACTTTAAAATTTGCTATTGCTTGTTTTGAGGGTGTTGATACAATTGTAGTTACCTCATCTGCTTGAACACTATATTGTGATTGAGATGGTCTTTTCCAAACTAAATACATTCCCCATCCTCCACCCCAGTTTTGGTATCTAGCCATAAACGCATATGACTTACCAGCAACTAAATTAACAGTACCATAACGATATCCTCCAAAACCATGTGCACCATAGAATGAAGTTACAACATTCCCATCTAATAAAAAGTCAACTCCATCATCCCCATCAATAGCAAATGTATATGTTCCTGTTTCTTTTGGAACGAAATATCCTGTTATCTTAATACCAGTAAAAGCACCTCCATTAGGAACACCTGATGGTTGCCAACCATTAGCAAAGAATAATGTTTTTTGAGCAGTTGATACTCCACTTGCATATACACTAGCACCCTTTGTAACATCAAACATAGTTACAAAGTTAGCAGCATTGTTAGCATAGGCACCAACTTGGTTATTTCTAATATCGTAAACAGTATAATTCAAATAGCCTACTTGAGAGTAAGCTACTGAACTAATTAATATTAAGAGTGTAACTAATAATTTTTTCATTATTCTACTACTAATTCTATCTTTTTACCATTTGCATCTACTGCATCTGCTAATACTGTATAGAATAAACCTGATGTATTAGTCAGTGATGTTTTTGTTGTAAATACCAACTTATATGGAGTACCAACTTTAATTCTAGCTGTTTTTAACTGATCAATAGAACCAAATGTTAATCTACCACTATCATGTGTAGAGAAGTTAGTTACTGTATTGCCAGCATCAAATATAACATCAGTTAATGTTAATTTAGAATCATCATAATTCATAATCACTTCTAAACCAGCTAAATCAGCTTTAGTTAAACTACCACTTAATATAACTTTTCCATTTTCTAAAGTTGAAGTTAAACTTAATGTAGCTTTTTCTAAAGTAGGTTGAGAATAAGACATTGTACTTAAAGACATTGTTCTAATAGTCTCACCATTATTAATTGCATTAGCATAATTACCACTAGATACTCTACTAGCAATTGTATCTGGGTGAGATGAATGAGACCAATCTAAGTCACCACCCCAAGCAAATACCATATCAACTGTTTGGTTTGAAGCCTTAACACTAACATTATTATTAGGTGTTCCATCTAACCATCCTTGATTTAGTAAACCACTATAGTATCTTACTGATGTTGAAGTTGATTTTGGAATTGAAGCTTTATCAGATACATCAATACCCATTACGTTTGCAAATAAATAATATGAATCTGACTCACTAAAAGTTGTTTTATCTTTTGTAATTAAACCTATTTTCTTTTCTAAATTAGGTCTTGTAAAATATGTTGTATTACCACTAATATCAGTTTGTGAAATACCTAAAAATGCTTTGTAAGCATCTGATACAGTTATAATATCATTCATCCAAGTTTTTTGCATTGCTGGTGCTACAAACACTCCTATGCTATCACCTACTTTAATACCAGATGTAAATATAGCTTCACCACTTGCATCTAATGCTTTAACTTGAAGTGGTTGTTTAGTCCAATCAATTAAACCACTACCATCTGTTTTTAAAGACATTAATTGTACTGTATGATCTGTAATTGTGTATCCAGACGGGAATAATACTCTAACTTTAAATTGAGATGTATTACCTGTTACATTTGATAAAGATAGTAACCCTGTAGTTGTAGTAATTGGTGAAATATATGCACTAAGATCACTAATTGAATATGATAAGTCTAATTTATGGATATTATCATAAGTTCCTAAATCTTTAATTACATATTTTTGGGTTGCAATATCACCATTAATAGCAGCATCTGTTCTTTGAACTGTTAGTTGTCCAACATTCCAATCAGTATTTACTGTATAAGACCAAGGTGATGCTTGGTATTGTTCATACAAGCTTGTAGCAGATTTATCAGCGTTTGATGTAAATTTGTAGTTATTCCAACCTGTATAGAATGTTTGAGATGAAGTACCTTGTGAAAATGTTGTATTTACATAAGCTAAAGCCTTGTTATTATATTGATATCTTAACCAAAAATAACGAGGTAAAGTTGTACCTCTAGCAACTGTATATTTTACTGAGATTGTATCTCCTACTTTTAATCCAGTTGTTGGGGTTACAGATTGATTAACAGTTAACTGTGCATGTGACGTTAGAGATATTAATAATATCCCAATAAGTGTTAATAATTTTTTCATTTATTTTTCTCCTAATAGTTTAGTGACTAATTGATCACAACCTTTTTTAAGAGCATTACTTAAAGATGTTTGATTAAATTTACCACCTTCATCAACAATTAAAGTTGACATTGATATTTCAGATGATGATTCTTCAACTATAATTTCTTTTTCTTTAATACCATCTTTATATAAGATACCTTTAAGACGAATTACAACTTCTTGTTCATCTTTATGGAATACAGATACATTTTTCTTTGTAGTTAAAACATCTAAATATACAATTTCAACACGTAATTTATTTTCAGCGTCTGGGGATAAATCATATCCTTTTTCTTGTACATATTCTTCTAATATGTTTTTAACACCAAATTCTAAATTACGATTACCTGCTAATTTACCAACAACTACTTTATTAGTAACTTTTTCAATGTAGATGTGATCAGCGGCATTATACCAGATATTACCTGGGCTGTTCTTAAATGTTCCGTCAATTTTCCAACTAATTTCGTTAGCTAATTGTTGATTTTCCTCAGGTGATTTGAAAAAATGATACCCTACAAGGTACATTTGACATAGGAAGGCAATTCCTATTAATCCACATAGTGCAAGTACTATGGCATTTCCTATTCGTTCACGCAGACTGATTGCTGACGTAACTGGTTCTTGTTGCATTTACTTTTAATTTTTAATGGTTCGGATATAAATATGCAAGAAGAAAGGCAACCATTTCTGATTGCCTTAAGGGTTTGTGGAGATGACGAGAGTCGAACTCGTGTCTCAATAATGAACAATAATACTAACGTCTCACACGCTTAGCTCACTGATTAACCCCAGTGCATGAGGTATAGGGTCGCAAGGTTTTTGGTCTTAGCGACATCCACCACTTGATTTTATGACTATCAATAAAACAACCCACAGTCCTTATTTAGTGAGTCGATTGTGAGTACTCATCGAATTCTGTTCCTAGGTGTTCGAACCCGTTGCTAATTAAGCCGCTACAGCGTACTCGTTCGCGCCTACGAAATCCATAAGATCTGCGAAGGTCATAGTAGATAATTCTACAGTTATTGTTTGTACGTAGTTTAAAGAGATACAGTACTTATCTCTGCGTGTAGTATTACCTTCAGATTACTGATCAAATACCGGAACATCCCCTTGTTTTTTCTTAGATTTTTTATCTAATATCTTTTTAATATCAGCACATAATTCATATTCTTCCATTGTAATTAAATCATCTAAACAATTGGATAATAATTCAGTATACTGCGATTTTTCAATATTAAATGTTAATTCATCCATATTTTTAAACGTAATATCAAATATATCAATATTAGGTTTATTGCGTTTATATGCACTTAATACACATTTGACCATTTTCATGATCATATCAGGGTCACGTTGTTTCAATAATGAATAAAACTCACGTGAATCTTTTAAATGTAAACAATGACACGCCATATAAATAAATATTGCTGTAGGGGGAGGACTCGAACCTCCACGTAGCGATTCAGTACTTGACAATAAAGCCGGCTTTGTGGTCCACCCATATCAATTACCTATTTCGTGCTCTACACCCCCGGGACAGGAGGGCATGTCTGCCACGGTGTACACCTATTTCACCACCCTACAATATTAAAATCTAGTTTGGTCAATTCTAGCTTGTTCAGCTTCCTTAACCATTCTAATCCAAGTTAAAGATACGTCAATAGGTGCTAATACCCAAGCCATAACTAAAACCATAATTGCATCCATTTCTGGAGATGCATAGTCTAATCCTCTTTGATTGTACTTTTTGTTTAACTGATAGAAACAATAGATAATACAAATAATGTAATAAGTTAATAACATATAATTTAATTTTGCGGAAAGACAGGGATTCGAACCCCAGAACCTATTACAGTTGCCGGTTTTCAAGACCGGTGCATTCAACCACTCTGCCATCTTTCCAATTTGCAGTCAGGACAGGATTTGAACCTGCAATGCAACCTTATGCTTTGACTACTAGAGTCTGCACATCCGACAATAGTTGCTACGGTATACTTGCGTCTAACCATTCCGCCACCTGACTATTTGCAACTTTTAAATTACCCTATGAGTTGCCAACATCGCCGTCATACGATACGGAGGAAGTTTCTGTCAATTAGAAGTCCGGTTTCCCACACTAACTAATGTTATCCCTGTCTTCGTCGTTCCACGTTCGAACGATTATAAGTTTAGTAAAGAATCTGACTCGTGAAACACCAGATTGTACTTAATTTTGTTTTCTCACATTTTAAGTGGTCACCTATGGATGTAGTCTTTACTAATTTATTTTAGGAAAGTAGAAGATGGGTGCGTGGACATCTACTTTTACGATTGGCTTTTCTTTGGTATCATTTAACCTCCTCGCTTACATTCCAACTTTTTAATGAAGGTGTAAGGCTTCCCAATCAACCTATGTACTCAGTACGGGATTCGAACCCGTATTACATCCGTGAAAGGGATGTGACCTAACCCTTAGTCGAACTGAGCTGCTGTTTATTCAGCCTCTGCAGATTCTATTAAAATTACTTCTGCAATTTTAGCTTCGGAAGCTGATTTTACTTCAAATGCTTCTTCATCACGGCCCAATAAGTATTGAACTGTTCTAGCTTCTGCTTCTGTTACAGATTGAGCATCTACTAAATAATTTACATTTTGTTTTTTTACTTTACCTCTATCGTCTTCAGTTGTAAACTGGACTTTTACATTAAAGAATTGTGCCATTTTATTTTATTTTAGTTTTCGTATACTGAGTAATCGTAAATTTGAGCTCTATATTTGTATAGTGCTTTTTGGAATTTACTACGGTTTCTATAGTCTTCTAATGATTCATTTTCTCTACGAGCAGGTTTAATACCTGAATAGTAATTAATCATGTCATTATTTAATTTTACCTCATTTGCAAAGAACAACATCTTAGCCATGTTCTTAGAACCAAATGGTTGATATCCCGTCTTATACATTTGTTGTACTTCTGCTGGTAATTCAAAACCAGCGTATTGGTTGTGTAATCCTTCCATTTTTATATAACTTTTTATTTGAGGTAAATATACGACGGGCATTATAGGATTCCAAGTGCCTTCATATTTTCTATTTGATCTTCTGAAAGATGGAAATCGGGTTCTTCTACTTTAAATTTATTCGTAGTAAAACTTTCAATTTTATCTACTTGTTCAGGAGTAAACACATCACCTATGAACAGGTAGTAACAATTATAACATAACAATTCTAAATTCTCTAAACGATAATTGCGTTTATTATTATCTTTAAAATTAAGTAACAATGGTATTTTATAATCCGTTACTCGGCGTTCACAAAATCCACAATTAGCACAATCCTCAGATATTTTATTTTCATAAATCAATCTATTCTTAATCTTTTCAGGATTAAAATGAGACGGATCCATTTGTCCATTTAATATCTGTTCTAAAGCAGGTTCTTTTTTAGCACCAACTAAATGTTTTGGAATACCTTTACCAGACTG